CTCCGAATCCAGGGGTCCGGCTCCTGGAACTGGCCGTTCGAGCCCTGAATCCATACTGCCTTATCATTGACCTTAATCGAGCTACCAGGAATACCGTAGTGCGGATAGGACGAGGGAGCCGATTCTGGAAGAAGTTGTTTAGCAGGATTGGAGTCGTAATAACTCGAGCCCTTTCCGAGATAAGGATCCTCGGTCCAGGTCTTCTTGAAGCCTCCTGAAGCGATGCTCTCCTGCGAAATCTCCTTCCCCGAGCTGGTCCAGTAGGAGGGAGAAGAGCGGATAACGTCCTCGGTCCTGAGCCCCGCCTCCTCCAAGCTCCTATAGGTCCTGAGCTCCGAAGTCGAGGGATCCCAGGACAAGACCCCATTCTCGAAGACCTGATAGACCTTCCCGTCCTTCGAGAACTCATTCGTAACCGGAGCCCCGAGCATACCGGGGTTCTGCTTCCAGGTCGAAAGGAATCCATGGCCGAGATAGGCTCCGGTATCAGCAAAATACAAGAACCCAGTCGTCGGATCCTGATAGACCTTGTCTCCGACTTTTTCCCATCCCGGAGGAGCCTCCGAAACCTTCCCGTACCCCTGGGCGGCAGCGGGATTGTAAGCGAGATAGTCCGGATCGTTGAGCCACCAAGCATCTCCAGTAGCCCAGGGGAAGAGGCGCTTGGCGGTCAGGAGCCATTGGGGAAGACTGGCAGCCTCGACGAGATCGAGGAGGGCATAGGCTCCCGGATCCCTCCACACTGATATATAATTCCCAGCTGCCTCCCCCTGCCAAGGAACCTTAATTTTTGTAAAGGAGGGAGCAGTCTTGGCGTTCAGAGCCTGAGCGAGATCGCGATCGAAGGTCGAACCCGAAGCTACGGCGGCTGCAGGATCGATGAGGTTCGTGGGGGTAAAGGGATAGACCTCGAAGTCTCCAGTCAGACCGATATAATACTCGTACCCCCAGCCGATCCTATTCAAGAGGTCCGAAACGAACTCCTCGGCCGTCATGGGCCGGATCGGGCCCTTCCCCTCCTGCCAAGCCCTCTTGACGTCGTCTTGGTACTTCTTGAAGGCGGCCATAGCGACGGCCGAAAAGGCGGCAGGATTCTCGAGAGCTAGCTTAGGGCTGATTCCCGTTTCCGCAAAAGCCATAGCCGTATAGGGGTTTTGGAGAGCCAGAGAAACGGCGAGCTGTTCTTGGGCCTCCCGCTTCGCCCTTTCCCGAGCGTCCCAGTACCCTTCGACCAGACGACGGATCCAGTTGATATCTTCCCGTTGCCACTCCTCGATCGTCCGGCCAGTATAGATTTCCTGTCTACGCTGCTGAGCCGCCTGCTCGCTCGGCCCCCAAGGCCCGCCTCCCGATCCACTTCCTGAAGACCCTCCAGGAATGACAATGAGCTGACCAGTCCGAGGATCGATCCCAAGCGCTGGCATTTCTCCTCCTTCTCGACCCTACGATTCCAACTCTTCTAGACCTCCGGGCCCTGACCAGTCGGGCCCCGGCTCGTTCCCATCGCTCTACGGAGCATATCGAAGACTTCCGGCCCGAACTCCGGCGGAGCTGGCTGCGGCGGCATGCCGGGAACCGGAGGAACTTCCGGATTGGGAGCCTGGCCTGGGGGAGTCTGGCCCATCGGGGGCGGAGCCATCCCCTCGGGGCCATGGACGGAGGAAAGACGGTCCAACCGAGCCTCCGATTCCTCCTTGGCCTTCTGGGCCTCGAAGCGCTTTCGGGCCTCCCGAGCCAGCCAGATCTGGAAGAGCTCCGGATCGAAGCGGGCCAAGGAGAGGGGAACGAGATACTCCTTCATGAGCTCCTGATCGGTATAGATCAGCTCCTCCAGAATCCGCTCGTTCTCCCGATCCGGATTCTCGATCCCGAGATACTCTTCCCGGACCGTCCGCATCGAGACCAGGCGCTTCTCGGCCAGCATAGCCCCGATCTGAGCCATGGAGGCCCGATCCCTGGGCGAAATATCCCGGAAGCGGGCCACGACTCGAGTCCCGACCCGAGCGATCTCCTCGGGCCGGACTGGAGAGCCATAAACCCATCTCCCGGCCCGATCCCGAAGCAGAGGCCCGAGCCCTTCTCCATGGAGATCCCGCAGGATCCGGAGGGCCAGGCTCGAGGCCTCTTCGACAAAGCTTTCGATCGCGAGAATCAGGGGCTGGACCGCATCCCGGGCCGAGGACGAGAGCATCGCGATCGCAAAGCCCGATTGCTCCGGACCCCCCATACCCCAGAGGACAGGAGGAAGAGAGCCCCGGGCCAAGTCGTCCAGAAGCGACTGCATCAGGGGCCCGAGGTCAGCAGGATTGGGGCTAGTCCGGATCACATCGACCCGTTCCTTCGGGGCGATGAGGTAGTTCAGGGCCCCTGGGGAGAGAGAGATTTCGCGAGGCTCGTCGGTCTCGTCGGGATCGACGAAGTAGAGCAGGGCCGGATTGGCCATGCGAGCGACTTCGGTCGCCAGCTGCGACAGGATCTTGTTGACCTGGCGATAGGCCTGCTTGATCCCATGGAAGACGGAAACTCCGACCTCAGCCGTCCAGGACGAGGGGTCCTGCTCCACGAACCGGACCGGAGAGCCTCCAGCAACCGCGACGACCCAAGGACAGGCCCCGAGATTATGCCGTTCCGGGGGCTTGACGAAACGGCCCTCGACCAGGACTGCGTGCCAAGTCGCATCGTAGTAGCTCTCGACCGTAACGCTCTCGTCGAGCTCCAAGTCCCCAACCGCCTCCAGGGCCTCGTCTCCCCATTCGTCCAGGACCTCAGCGACGAGCTGTCTCCTCCGGACGACGAGATAGCGAAGCCCTTTCCCTCCCATGACCGGATAGACGGTCCGGGGGTCGAAGAGCTCGAGGACGACCGGAACTTCCTGGTCCGGGTCATAGGAGAGACGGGCAGCGGCCCAGCCCCTCAGGGCCAGAAAATGGGCTAGGTCATAACGAAGCGAGGCATGGAGCCGTCGCCGCCAAGCCCGATCCCACTCGTCCCAGAGCCAACGGAGAAGGTCCTCGATCTTCTCCGCTTCCCGCTTCAGCTCCTCTCGCGGAGCTGGGACGGAGATCGTCGGGGCCTCGACCGAAAGCATCGCCGCGACCTTCTGGACCGCAACGTACGGCAGGTTCCGGACGACCAGTTCCCCCTCCAGCCCCGGATCGACCCCAGCCGTCTCCACGGCCAGGCGATAGAGCTGGTAGTCCTCGTCCATGCGACTATCCCGCTCCGACCAAAAGGAGACGGCCCGCTCGATCCGCTCCTGGACCGTTCCGAGGTCAGGGGGCTCGAGATCGGGAGAGCGGGGAGGAGGAGCTTGCTCTGGGGCTTCGCCGAGAAGCTCGGGAGGAAGGTCGAAGAGCGGGGGAGGAAGGTCCGGGTCCGGGCCCTCTGGCCCTGGGCCTCCTGGGATAGGACCTCCCGGCGGTCGGGGCGGTAGAACCATCAGTTCTCCTCCAGGCTAGAGCGAGTCATAAGCCATCTTGCGACGACGAGGAGGGGGAAGGACCAGGTTCCGGCGGCGACGGTAGAGATGGGAAGCCAGGTATTCCAGGGCCGACCTCCCGTGCGAGGTCCAGTTATGGATCGGGCGATCCAAAGAAGCGGTCGAACGAGATTCGAGCCTGCGTTCCGGGAAGCGAGCCTGAGACATGGCCAGATCGAGCCTTTCGCATTCCGGGAGATTGACTCCCTCGATCTCCCGGAGGAAGAGCTGGGTCAGCTGATAGCGGAGCTCGAACTTCTGGACCTCGGCCCGAGCCACGATATGGACCCCAGCCTCCTTCCAGACGTCCAGGACCGATTTCCCCGTCGCCTGAGAGCGCTGGGCCCCAGCTGGATCTCCGAAGACGATCGGGACCGGCCAGGTCGCATGCAGAGCGATCTTCTCGAGCTCCTCAGGAGTATAGTCGTACTTGTCCCAGATCTCCCCGGTAACGAAGGGGATGAAGAAGTCGGCTGGCTTCCCCTTGGCCTCGTAGTAATCGACGATCCGGTATTTCCCGGTCTTGGGGTTCCTCTGGGCCCAGACGATCGCCGTGGGATCGGCGATGCCGAAGTCGATGGAGGCGAAGGTCGGCCAGTCCTCCTGGGCCGGATAGTGGCCTTTGGGGACATGGTACCAGCCGGGATAGACGAGCCCGGTAACGGAGCGGTCGTAGGAGATATCGAGCTCCTGGGCCAGGAGGCCTGGATCGACGTAACGGCTCTTCTCCTGCTCGTACCAAGACTCGTCCCGGTCCGGCCTCAAGGACCAATGGAGCGTAACAACCTCGATCTGGCCAGAGAAACGGAGCTCAGCGAAGAAGTTCCGGCCCTTGGGAGTCGAAACGAGGATCCGGCAAGGAGTGGCCTGGGAGGTCGCGGCCCAGACCTCGGGAAGCTCTTCCCAGCTCGCAGCCTCGTCCAGGAAGATGCAGGCGAAGCGACCTCCTCGCCCGAACTCCGTACTCGACGGAGCTCCCTGGAGGACCGAGCCGTTCTGGGGATTCAGGATCCGGTTCTTGGTCCGATGCTTTTCGATCTTGAAGCCCTCGGGCAAGATCCAGCCCGGAAGATGCCTCAAGGCGAACTCGAGCTTCCCGAAGAGAGACCGGGTCGTGAAGTTGTCGGTCTCGTCCTGACGATAGCTCCCGATCAGGGCATGGAAGTGGGGCCGGAAGAGCCATTGCTGGACGAGAAGCCAGAGAACGGACCAGGTCGCCCCCACGTCCCGGCTCTTCTCGACCAGGATATCCTTCCCTTCCAGGATATGGCGATGGAGTTTCTTCAGGAAGTCTCTCTGGAAGGGGAAGAGGAGGAAGGGCCGGACCGCTTCCTCCCCATAGGCCCGAGGCTCCTCGACGACCCCGAAGAAATCCACGAACCAGACCGGGTCCAGAGCCGCCTTTTCCCGAATCTCGGCCCTGACCTCGGCCGATTGGGCAGCAGCGAGGAGCAAGGCAACTCTCGTCTGGATCGTCGCTGGGCCCTCAGGAAGCTGGATAATGGTCAGGACTCCTTCCCGAGCTGCAACAGCTTCCGATAGTATTCTTCGAAGTCTTCGATCGAGGCATCAGGACCTGGGGGAGGAGGCAGCTTGGGAGTCTCTTCTTCCTTCCCCTTCTCCTCGCGCTCCTCGGCCTTGATCCCAGCTAGCTCCAAGACCAGCTTCGCAGCAGCGAGTCGATCCCGAGCCGAGGCCTTCTCCTCCCCGGTCAGGATCAACTCCAAGACCCTCAAAGCATAGGTTACATACTGGCCCAGAGCCTTGAAGGCCCCGGCCCGGCCCTCTTCGATCTCGACCTGAGCCTTGTAATAGACCCTCCGATCCCGCTCCAATGCCCGCCGAGCCCAATCGTCCTGGCGAGCCCAGCGGCGAAGCTGGTCCATGGAGAGGGAAGGGACGGCTTCGGGGCCTTCGGTCTTAGCGATCTCTTTGTAGCGACGGAAGAGGGCGTTGACGCTCCGGTTGGGGCCTAGGGCCCAGTAGTCCTCGAAGGCCTTCCGACGCCGGGCCTCCATCGGCTCGGGCCGGACTGTCTTCTTGGGAACGATTCCCGAATGATCTTCCAGTCCCATCTCCTCGGCCCCTTTCCCCCCAATTCTATGAGTCCAGGAAGGAAATGGCCTGATCCAGGGCCTGGTAGGCCTGAGCCGCTTCCCAACTGATCTCGGGAAGAGCAATTTCGTACCTCGGCCCGAAGCCTTTATGCCAGGACTGGTAGAGATAGGCCTTCCAGCCCGGGGAGGAGCGATAGAGCGAAAAGGACCGGAACCGTTCGAAGGGGACCAGTTTCTGCTCAGGGCTGGGGTAGATAGCCCGATTCCCATTCCAGCCGGGAAAGAACTCTTTCAGGAGATCCAGGACCTCCTGGACCGGAAGGCCATCGGGAAGAATCCGGAAGAAGAGCGATCGAGAACAGAGCATAGAGATCGAATGGGGAATCCGGCCCCAGTGGGAACTGGACTCGATGAACCGGGCTCCAGAAGCCAAAGCAGCTGGGAGGGAGGCGAAGGGGAGGAGCTGGCCCGATCCCAGCTCCAGAAAGACTCCGTAGGGGCGAGGGAGAGAGATCGGAAAACGGTTCAGGCAGTAGTCGTCGTAAGAGGCTATGGCTTCGGACGGAAGTCCCTGGAGAGCTTCTCCCGTCAGGCTATAGGAGGACTGGCGACGAGAAAAGGTTCCTCTGGCCCAGGCCGCCAGAGTCAGGATAGTAGCCTTGGTCGCCTTTTCCTGGCCATAGGGGACCCAGATCGATTCGACTTGCTCGAAGGGCCCAGGATCCTCAGCGAACCGCAGAGTCCAGACGACCCGAACCTTCTTGCCCCGATAAGTAATATCCAGGACCCTCTCGTCCAGACAGGAAATCGAAAGGTCCTTCGAGGAGGGAAAGATTCTCCTGGCCCTTCCCATGAACTGGAAGCTGTTATATTTCAGGGTTCGAGGCAACAGCATTTCCGGGAAGATCAGTCTCGATGTTTCCGGAAGCGATTCCAGGACCCTGAAGCCCCCAAGTTCCTCGACCCCCAGGTTATAGCCTGCGGGATAGTAGATTACCATGGCTCAGCCCCCTGCTCCCAAGGCCTTGGCCCGGAGCTCTCCGATTGGAATGATCTTGTTCTGCCTTCTCGAAGCGGCCCACTCCTTGGCCCGAACAGCCAGCTCCTCCATCTTCTCGGAAAGCTCTTCCCATTCGATCCGGCCCTCTCCCCAAGACCAGACGAGAAAGTCCAGATCCTTCCGGAGATGGGGAGCCAGAAGCCAGACCAGGTTCGCTGCATAGGCCCAGACTGCCAGCCGACAGGCCCAATACCCAACCTGAGCAATATCAGGAAATCTTCCGTTCTCGCCCCGGAGCAGGATCAGGAGCCCAAACCCCATCCGAAGCGGATCAGCTCGTCCAGTATTCTCCGTCAGGATCCCAACCTTAAGCCAGCTATTCCAGGCAACGACAGTCGTCTCAGGAAAACGAATTCCGGGCCTCTTTTGCCGATTCCAGACCAGGCTCCCGATCCCGCCCCAAGCCTTCCAAGCCTTGCTTCCAGACCAATGAAGCTTCTTTGGCCTAACTCGTTTCCTCCAGCGCCCAATAGCCCTCAGGACTTCAGAACTATAGTTCCCGAAATAGAACTGGAGCTTCTTCTCAGGCTCTCCTCGAACCCAAAGCCCCTTGGACTGGAACGGAAAGGGAAAATCCCGGGGAAGAGCGATCAGGATCGGAATATCCGGCTCCGGTCTCCTCCAGACCCATTCCGGCCCAACCCAAGCCTCTGGCTGTTGAAACTTCCGAGCCATTCCAAGCCCTCCTTTCGATCCCCCACTATACCCGATCTTCTCCCTTCCCGTCAAGACAGGGCTAGAAAGCCCTGTCTTTCCGTTCCCCTCCAGGCCCAGGAACTTTCCGGTTCCAGAGCCTTCTGGTTCTGGAGGCTCGAGACTAGATCCAGAGCCCCTGAACTGGTTCCGGAGCCTCTGAACTAGCTCCGGAGCCTCTGGACCGGTTCCGAAGCCTCCGGATCCCAGGCCTTCCCTGTCCCCGGGAGGAGAACTCTCATCCAAACTATTCCTGGGGAAGGGAAGGAACAGGAGGAAAAAATACCTGCCCCTGGGAACCTGAGTCATGGTTCCTGGAACTTTCGTTCTGGAAGGGAGGGAGGAGGCCTCGGGCCCTTGAGGCCCCGGATCCCTGTCCCCGGTATGGTTGGGAGAGCTAGCCTCTCTCAGCGGCCTTTCCCGGGTCTCCTACTAGCTCCTGAGAGCTAGCCGTTATCCCCGCCTGCTCTCCTAGGCCCTAGTATAGCGACTCGAGTCGGGGAAATCAAGGGGATCGGAGTCGAAATCGGGGGAAAGAGAGGCTCGGGAAGGGATAGAAATCGATCAGGCCTAAAAGGAACGACGAGAAGGCCTCAAAAAGCCTCCTCTCCGAGAGGGGGCAATATGAGATACTGGGGGTAGGGGGAAAGGGGCCTCAGAA